ACGAGTGCAGAGTACGGCGAGACATACGAATGTGATGGAAGGAATAGGAGCGCGAACAGAATTAGACGCAGCTGGAATTCCCAGCTTTGGTCTAAAGGGTAGTGACATGAGAAAGTTTAACGCGATTATACAGCAGCTCCGGGGCAAGGATCAGACCGGAGCAGGAAAGGAGTAACATGGCGATTCCGGAGAGAATTAAGGTTTCCCATCCAGTGGGTGGAGAGATCAGGACGAAACAAGGTATGAAGGATGAAGTGAACATCAATTCCATCATTAAGCGATGGCGGGATGGTGTACCGTTGCCGTTGGCCCACAGGGACCCGGCATACGGAGATTTTAGTAGTGGTTTGAGTTTCCATGAGTCGATGAATAGGGTCGATTCGGCAAGGGAAGAGTTTCAGAGACTCCCCAGCGAAATTAGAGCCGAATGTGACCATGACCTAGGTGTGTTCCTGGATAAAGTGAACACAGATGAGGGTTTGAAGGAAATGGTTGATTTGGGCTTAGATGGGTACCAAACGCCACCAGGCGTTGAGGTCCCCGAAGGAACGCCCAAGAGGAACCCGGAGCCCGAGCCGGAGCCCGAGCCGGAGCCCGTGGTTCCAGTAGAAGGTTGACACGAGGTGTCAGTGGTGTAAGTAGAATCGAGAGGTTGTACTTACACGAGACAGGAGGCACAAGATACCATGAGACGACGCAGGATGAGTAGAGGCAGCAGTAGAAGGAACTTCCGCAGAGGCACCAGGGTAAAGCGAAAGAATCGTCGAGGGACGATGATGCGAGGAGGCTGGAGAATCTAGTGGGGTGTGTGCAGCCTTCCCGCGCATGGAGGCGCCGACACGGTGAAGGCATAACCTTTGTGCGTGCGGAAGGTTGGGCAGATAGGCCCGTTGAAATTAAATGCGGGCGATGTTTAGGGTGCAAGAGACAGAAAGCGCAGGCGTGGGCCATTCGGATTACGCATGAAGCCAGTATGCACCGCAGCAATTGTTTTTTAACCTTGACAATAGATGATGAACATATGCCAGAGAATAGAGGTCTCGACGTGAGACACTGGCAGTTGTTTGCGAAGAGGTTGAGAAAGAGAGCAGGGCCTTTTAGGCATTTGTATAGCGGTGAGTATGGAAGCCGCTGGGGGAGACCGCACTACCATGCTTGTATTTTTGGCATGGATATGCGAAGAGGCGCGGAGAGTTTTCCAAATGAAGCCAAGCACCCGCTTTGGCGGAGTGCAGTTTTAGATGATATTTGGGGAATGGGCCACGTTGCGATAGGAGAGTTGGAATATGCGAGCGCACAATATACGGCGAAATATGTCGTTAAAAGCGAGGGCAAGGAGAAGGACGCGGAAAGGTACGGGCTTCGGAAGCCCGAGTATATTTCTATGTCGAGAAGACCAGGAATTGGCGCTAGCTGGATTGAAAAATTTAAAACGGACGCGTTCGGAGATGGTGTCCTCATACATGACGGCAAGCGTCACGCGGTTCCGAAATTTTATGAAAGAGTTTTGGATGAAATGGAATTAGGCGCGTGGAAGTTTAAACGCGCAAGAGCAATTGACGAATTGCGCGAAGCAGGAGAGTTAACCAGGACGCGGCTAGATACGAAGGAATATATCCTCGAACTAAACCGCGATAGAAGAGAACGGGAGAGCAGAGCACATGAAGGTTTTTAGCATTTATGATTCGAAGGCTGAAGTGTTTTGGATGCCGAAATTTTACATAAATGCAGGTGTAGCGTTGCGGGAGTTTGCAGATGCAGTAGCAGCTTCGAAAGGCGATAACGATTTAAGCGCCCACCCAGAAGACTATACATTGTTTGAAATTGGTAACTGGGATGAGCGCGAAGGCGATTGGATCGGATATGATGCGAAGATTAGTTTGGGTGTCGCCATTGAATATGTGAACAGAGAGCCGGCCAAGCTGCCGGACAAGGTTAGTAGAATTCAAGGGGGTGCAGCATAATGGCACGGCGAACAGCGAGTAGGGGCGGTGTAACCGCAGGGCAGAAGAGTTTTGCCAAAGTTCCGACAGTAGGCGGGCAGCGAAGCGTATTTAATCGGAGTCATAATCTAAAAACCGCGTTTAACGCCGGTTTAATTATTCCGATTTATGCAGATGAAGCGCTGCCAGGCGATACCCTGAACATGAGGATGAGTAGTTTTTGTAGATTGGCGACACCGATATTTCCTGTAATGGACAATATCTATATGGATTTTTTCTTCTTTGCCGTCCCCAATCGATTGTTGTGGGACAGCTGGCAGAAGTTTTGCGGTGAGCAGAAGAATCCAGGGGATTCTATTGATTTTACAATTCCGAAGTTGTTTACGACTCCCACCGTAGGGAGTCTTTCGGATTATTTGGGTATACCGACTGACAGTGGTATTGGTGTATCCCATAATATGTTGCATCACCGAGCATATAATTTGATTTATAACGAATGGTTTAGGGACGAGAATCTACAAGATTCGATCCCTGTCGACACAGGCGATACGTCCGTGTCGATGAGTAATTATATTATAAGAAGTAGAGGGAAAAGGCATGATTATTTTACAAGTTGTTTACCTTTTCCGCAGAAGGGAACAGCGGTAGATTTGCCGCTGGGGAGCGAAGCTCCAGTAATTAGTGAGTTTTTGGCAGCAACCCCAGGAACGGGAATTCCGATTTTTGATAACGCAGGGTGGAGTAATAACGACCTAGCGTTAAGGGGTGCTGCAGGTGTAAGCGATGCAAAATGGAGCGCGAACGCAGGTGTAGGCGATGCTGAATGGGAAGATCCGCAGCTGATTGCAGATTTGAGTAGTGCGACTGGCGCGACAATTAACAGCTTGCGGGAAGCATTTCAGATTCAGAGAATTTTTGAACGAGATGCGAGAGCCGGTACAAGGTACACGGAGATTATTAGGAGCCATTTTCAGGTAGAGAGTGAAGATTCCAGATTGCAGCGGCCCGAGTATTTGGGGGGCGGAAGTACGAAGATTAACATTAGCCCCGTAGCCGTCACTGCAGAAGAAACTGGAAGGAATATTGGGGACTTGGCAGGATTTGGTACGCAGAGCGCAAGCAATATTGGTTTTGTGAAGAGTTTCACGGAGCATTGTATTTTGCTTGGATTCGTGAACGTAAGAGCTGATATTTCATATCAAGAAGGTCTAGATCGTATGTGGTCGAGACAGACTCGATTTGATTTTTACTGGCCCAGTTTGGCGCATTTGGGAGAGCAAGAGGTTCTGAACCAGGAACTTGTTTATACAGCCGTAGCTGCGGATAATGCGAAGATTTTTGGCTACCAAGAGAGATGGGCCGAGTACAGGTACAAGGCTAGTTTTACCACTGGAATTATGAGAAGCGCAGCAGCGAACAGTTTGGATGCGTGGCATTTGGCTTTAGATTTTGCAGGGGCTCAGCCGCTTTTGAACGACACGTTCATAAAGGACAACCCGCCGATTGATCGGGTGGTTGCGGTACCGAGCGAGCCAGATTTTATTGGGGATTTTTGGTTTAACTATAAGTGTGCGCGGCCGATGCCAACTTATAGTGTTCCGGGAATGATCGACCATTTTTAAGGTCGTATGAGCTCGAGCAAGAAGCACTCGAGCACATCCGGACGGGGGTTTATAATGGATGTTGAGAGACCGAGAAAGACAAGAGGCGGGACAGCGCGAAGTGTAGACAGTTTGAAGAGATGGTTGGTTTTATTGGTAGGTATGCAGATAGTCTATGGAGGTGTGGTAATTTGTTTAAGAGTAGTGTTTGGGTGTGAATGATGGGTAAGGTTTATAACAGAGGACAGAAGAGCGCAGCGAGGACGGAGCGAAAGAGAAGAAGGAATTTAGGAACAGAGTGGGACGGTTTTCACGGTAGAGGGCAAAGGGCACAGCAGTATTGGTGGGATTTGCCAGATAGAAAGAAAAGTGCGAAAGGTCAGAGTAAGTGGATGAGGCGAGGGCAGATGTTTGGAAAAGGTGGATCGAAGAAGAGGGCTAAGAAGCCCTGGAAGATTTTTTAGATGGCTGTAGCGGGAGCAGTAGGCGGACAGGTTCTAGGTGGTGCGATTAGTTACGGGCTCCAGAAGGATGCCCAAGCGAACCAGAGAAAGATTTTACAGAACCAGAAACAATGGCTAGTAGCAGATTTGAGGGCCGCAGGGTTGAACCCTATTTTGGCGGCCGGAGGTTTAGGAGGCCAGGTCGCCGGTTCCGGCGGAATTGCGAGCCCGAGCAGCGGGCACGACCTGGGGGAAGCATTTCGGAAAGGGAATATTTTTAAGCATTTGAAAGCTAAAGCAAGAGAGGACGCCGTTACCGCTAAGAATACAGCGGCGCAATCAATGTGGGATGCCAAGACGGCAATGCACGTACGAGTGCAGAGTACGGCGAGACATACGAATGTGATGGAAGGAATAGGAGCGCGAACAGAATTAGACGCAGCTGGAATTCCCAGCTTTGGTCTAAAGGGTAGTGACATGAGAAAGTTTAACGCGATTATACAGCAGCTCCGGGGAAAGGATCAGACCGGAGCAGGAAAGGAGTAACATGGCGATTCCGGAGAGAATTAAAGTTTCGCACCCAGTGGGTGGAGAGATAAGAACGAAACAAGGAATGAAGGACGAAGTAAACATCAATTCGATTATTAAGCGATGGCGGGATGGAGTACCGTTGCCGTTGGCTCACAGAGACCCGGCATACGGTGATTTTAGTAGTGGTTTGAGTTTCCATGAGTCGATGAATAGGGTCGATTCGGCAAGGGAAGAGTTTCAGAGACTCCCCAGCGAAATTAGAGCCGAATGTGACCATGACCTAGGTGTGTTCCTGGATAAAG